AATACTAAAAATTTAATTCATTCTGTATTCTGCAAACATAGAGAATATATGCACGGTGAAAGATATGCTGTAGTTTCTGAATGGCAATCACATTTTAATGACATACCTTATGTACCACATATTTTAAATCTTTATGATACCACCGAAACTTTGAGAGATAATCTTAATATACCAAAAGATGCACTGGTAATAGGACGTCATGGTGGTTTTGATACATTTAATATTGATTTTGTAATTGATAGCATTAAAGAGATATTAGATAAAAGATCAGATATTTGGTTTTTATTCTTAAATACCGAAAAGAAATTAGAGCATCAAAGAGTCATATATCTAGATGCAACAGTAGATTTAAAAGAAAAAACAAAATTTATTAACACATGTGACGCAATGATACATGCCAGAGATTACGGTGAGACCTTCGGTCTTTCAGTTTTAGAATTTGCGGCAAAAGATAAACCTATTATCTCATATGATAATGAATATCTACAGACAAATCACCAATTAGGCGGAAGAAACCATTTTCTATTTTTACAAGATCATTGTTATAAATATTCACACAAAGGAGATTTAGATAACATATTTCTTAATATTGAAAGAAATACTTCGTTTAATACGAGTTATCTATTGGATAAATTTTCTCCGCAATCTGTAATGAAATTATTTGAAGAAAGATTTTTAGTATGAGTCAATATCCAAATTTACAAATAGATAGCCCTATTGAGACATATGAAATTATGACTCAACACATAAAGACACTGAAAGGTGTTGAGGGACTAAGCTGTGAAGTAGGACTTCGCCGGGGCGGAGGAACTAAAGTAATACTCGATTCATTTATGGAAAATGAAGATAAACGTGTTCATATCTGCATGGACCCATATGGAAATATTATTTACAATGATATAGTAGGTCCACATCGAAGTGACTATACAGATGATATGAAAAATGAGACACTTGCAGAACTATACCGATATGCATTTGATAATAGAATTAATATTCTTTTCTTTAATATGGAAGACTCTGAATTTTATAGAAGATTTACAGATGGTGTTCCTGTTTACGATCAAGAAAAGAAAATGCTGAATACATATTGTTTTGTCCATATTGACGGTCAGCATGATATAGAATCAGTCAGATTAGCCGCAAATTTCTTTATTCCAAGAATGTCAATTAGAGGGCTTCTTGTTTTTGATAACACTGATCATTATGATCATTCACCTATACACAATTTAATGCTTAATAACAAGTTTATTATGGTTGACGATGTATTGAATAGAAAACTATATAAGAGAGTTTTGATATGATAGAAGATTTACTTAATCAATTTGCTTTAAATCCAAATGATCCAGAGATTAATTTTAAAATGGCAAGATACTATGATGAAATAGGTCAGACTGCATCTGCTGTTTCCTATTATATTAGAACAGCTGAAAGAACAGAAGATCTTCTTCTGCGATATGAATGTCTATTGCATGGTGCAAATTGCTTTGAGCGACAAGGTACTCGTAGATTTACTGTAAAAGGTATGCTTCAACAGGCAATTACTATTTTACCGAAAAGACCTGAGGCATATTATATATTAAGTAGACTATATGAATACAATGATACAAATGAGGGTAGATACTTAGACTCATATACAATGTGTTCTATAGCACTTCAAGTTTGTGATTTTAATAATAAAGAATTGAGAGTACCAGTAAATTATCCAGGTAAATATGCTCTATTATTTCAAAAGGGCGTAATGGGTTGGTGGAATGGTTTACAAGAAGAAACAAAATCAATTCTTTTGGATCTTCATATGAATTGGGACATGAATGATGAATTTGCAAATTCAGTTAAGAATAATTTAGTAAATATGAATGCATTTGCTTCCAAATCATTGACAACATACTCTAAATCTAAATTATATAAATTGCGCTGGAAATTTGAAAGTCTTGAAGATATAGAACAGAATTATTCTGAAGCATATCAAGATATGTTTGTTCTTACTGTATTAAATGGTAAAAAGAATGGAACATATGTAGAAATTGGATCAGGTCATCCTACATATGGAAATAATAGTTATCTATTGGAAAAAGATTTTGGCTGGACTGGAATGTCAGTTGATATAAGTGAAGAATTTATAGCAAAACATAATGCAGAAAGAAAACATACAGCAATATTAAAAGATGCAACAACAATAAATTATGGTACTTATTTTAAGTCACTCGGTTTTGGTACTGAAATAGATTACTTACAGATTGATGTTGATCCAGCTGAAATATCACTGAAAGTTCTTTACACAATCCCGTTTGAAACTTACAAGTTTTCAGTAATTACGTTCGAACACGACCATTACGCAGACCCAAAAAGTAATGTCAGAGAAAAGGCAAGACAATTCTTAGAATCATTTGGTTATGTTCTTGCGGTGTCAAATATCTCACCAGATGAAAATAGACCATATGAAGATTGGTTTGTACATAGAGATGAATATGAAAAAGTAAAACATCTAGTTGATACTTCAGATAAAACAAAATGTGCAGAAAACTTTATGTTTGGTGCCTATAATGAATAAGATACCTGTGATAGGAGCTGCTGTTGTAAATAGCAGTTTCTGGGTTTCAAGATTACTTTTAAGTGTTGACTATCCAGTGGAAAATTTTGTAATTATAAACAATAATGGACGTGGTATTATTGATGAAGAATTAAACAATATAGTCAAGTTAAAGCACCGCTATATAGATAAAATAAAAGTAGTTCATATGCCTGCTAATATAGGATGTGCAGGTGCTTGGAATTTAATTATTAAGTGTTATATGAATGCAGCATATTGGATAATTGCTAATGATGATGTTGCTTTTAAACCAGGATTATTAAAAGAATTTAATGATATCATGATAAATGATTCAGAAATTGGAACAATACATCCAAACCCTGGTGATTTTGAAATTGGTGCGTGGGATTTATTTGCAATACACGAAAGAGCAGTCAAGAAACTAGGGTTATTTGACGAAAATACATATCCCGCATATTGTGAAGATGCAGATTATATTATGAAAATGGTGAACAAAGGTGTCAAGAAAATTGTAGGATTACAATCAGGTTATTTACATGGTACTGGAGATGCCGAAGCATACTATGAACATGGAAGACAAACTGAAAAATCTGACGAGAATTTAGCACAAATATTACAAATTTCTAATGCACTTAATATAGAATATCTTACCCGCAAATGGGGTCCTGGTTGGAGAACTGTATGTCCACATGTACTACCCTTTGCTGGAGAAGAACGAGATATTAGTTATTCACTATATGATCTCGAATTTGTCAGAAGAAAACATACAGGATTTTAAAATGTTACCAATTTCAGTAGGAATACTTTCGTGGAACTCACCTGAAGTTCTAGAAGAGACAATAAAAACTTATATAATGAATGGACTTTTTAATCTAGTTTCAGATATAACAATTCTATTTCAAGAAGTTACTAAAGAGGATAAAGCACTTGCTAAAAAATATGGCATTCCTTTCATTGGTTTAGATACAAATGTAGGCATTGGTAAAGCAATGCAAATACTAGCCGAACAAGCAACAGAAGAATATTTTCTATTTCTTGAAAATGATTGGCAATTAATTGAAACTAAAGAAACTACAAAGAAAAGATTAATTGGATCCATAGATCTTTTAGAAGAAGATTATCAGTGCATAAGACTAAGATCTAGACGAACACCTGGATATCCTTTATTTTCAGAAGTTTATAGGGATAATGAATTAAATCATTACGATGAAAATACTGGTTTAATTTCTCCGCATCTCTTTGATTGTATTCATTGGATTGAAGAACCTGATCTAAAATTTGAGCAAATTAGAAAGCATAAATATCACTACATTACAACATCGCGTTGGTCTAATTGGACCAATAATCCGTGTTTATTCAAGACAGAATTTATTCCAGATATTATTGCTCCATTTATCCAAGATAATCTTCTTGAACCATCAATTTCAAGATGGTGGGCAGAACAGAATTTTAATGTTGCATGGGGTGAAGGTTTATTTAAACATGTTGATTTTAAGAAATATGGAGATATATATTAATGCATAAAGTAATTCTTGTAACTGGTGGTTTCGATCCTCTACATAGTGGACATATTGCATATTTTGAAGAAGCAAAGAAATTAGGTAATACATTGGTAGTCGGTGTCAATAGCGATGAATGGTTATCTCGTAAAAAAGGCCAACCATTTATGGATGTGAATGAGAGAATGTCAATCATAAAACATCTATCCATGGTAGACGCTGCTATTATATTTGATGATTCTGATGGGACTGCAAAAGCAGCAATAAGATATTGTTTAAATGCATATCCAGAGTCCGAAATTATCTTTGCAAATGGTGGTGATAGAACAAAAGCAAATATACCTGAAATGGAACTTGTTTGTGATGATTCCGAAACAAAGAGACTAAAATATGTTTTTGGTATCGGTGGAACACATAAAATGAATTCCAGTAGTAAAATACTGACCGAATGGAAGACACCAAAAACAGAACGAAAGTGGGGTTATTATAGAGTATTACACTCTGATGGACCATCACTCAAAGTCAAAGAGTTAGTTGTGGAACCCGGGAAATCATTGAGTGTTCAGAAACACAATCTAAGAAGTGAACATTGGATAGTTTCTGAAGGTATTGCGACAGTAAATTATGGTGACCATCCCGCCGCTCTTTCAACTACAAAATTGGAAAAACACGATGAGATTCATATCTCAGTTGGCAAATGGCATCAACTTGTAAATGAGACGAACAATGAAGTCCGAATTGTTGAAATCCAATTCGGAGTTAATTGTATCGAGGAAGATATTATTCGGATTTGATTCTGTTTTATTTTCATGGATGATAATCCAATTATACCATACATGTAGAACCTGTCAACCAAAAGTGTCGTTCATTAAGTATAAATAGAAAAAACTTACACATCATTAGGTGATAAAATGGCTCAACCAAGAACTAGAAGAGATTTTAAAGAGTATTGCCTAAGAAAATTAGGCCACCCGGTTATTCAGATAAATGTGTCAGATGAACAAATTGATGATCGTGTAGAAGAAGCATTATCGTTCTGGCAAGATTATCACTACAATGGTTCCGATCTTGTTTACCTTAGACACATGTTGACTCAAGGAGAAATAGATCAAGGTTATGTGGATTTAAATAACACTGAATATGCTAATTTACTTGGTGTTGTTCGCATTTTTGATCTATATTCATCTATTTCAACTGGTACTGGCATGTTTAACGTGCAATACCAATTTGTTCTAAATAACTTGCAGGATCTTACAGGTTACTCTATTCAAAACTATTATATGACTATGCAGCATATCCGTTTTATCCAAGAATGGCTTGTTGGTTTACCTTTAATTAGATATAACAAGCATACTAATAAACTTTACATTGATCAGAGTAAAGCAAAATTAACCCCTGGCTATTATGTTATTATTGAAGCGTATGCACCTATTGATGATGCAAATCCAGATATTTGGAGTGATAGGTTTCTTCAAAATTATACAACTGCACTTATTAAAGAACAGTGGGGTTCAAATCTTACCAAGTTCGTGAATATGCAACTTGTTGGTGGCATCCAATTCAACGGCGAACAAATACTTGCTGATGGAAGAGATGAACGCAAGGCTATGGAAGAAGAAGCAAAAAGTTCTCTACAACCACTTACTTACAATTTCTCTGGATAATAAATGGCAAACTATAGTCACATACCATATACTTACATGATAGGTTGGTCCAAACAAAAAAAATATTATTACGGTGTGCAATTCGGTAAAAATGCAAACCCAAATAATTTATGGAAAACTTATTTTACATCTTCTAACAATGTAAAAAAGTTTATAGAAAATTATGGTGATCCAGATATAATAGAAATACGAAAAACTTTTTTGACCCCGTGCAAAGCTAGAGCATGGGAAACTAAAGTGATTCAACGAATGAATTTAGTTGAAAATCAAAATTGGTTAAATAAAACAGATAACACATCAAAATTTTATTTTGAAGGTCCTCGAGGCCCCAGAAGTAAAGAGCACACTGAAAAACTTAGAAAATCTCATATTGGTAAAAAAATAACAGCCGAACACAAAGAAAAGCTTCATACTGGAAGAAGAAATTCAAAAAACACTCCAGAACACACTGCAGCTATACTTAAAGCAGTTAAAGGGAAGAAACATACCGAAAAATCCAGAAAAAATATGGCTGATGCTTATGCAAAAAGAGATATCGAAGAAGTTAAAAATAATGCTAGTAATGCTGGAAAGAAAAGTGCCGCGTTATACAAGAATGATCCAGAAAGACAAGCTGCACATAGTGAAAGAATGAAAATGTGGTGGGCAGCGCGCGGACAACTTCTATCTATGGAAGGACAATAAAATTTCTACAAATGTATTTTTCCAGAACTATAACTATTTCAATGAGCAACAACTCATT